CTGCTCTATAATTAGTATTATGTTAAATAATGTTGCAACATCGAACTACTGTATCAGCAGCAGCATAGCAGCGGATCAGACACCAAGGAAGACCACAGGCAGCACAGCGAATGCAGCAGCATCGACCACATATAGACCGACCAACAGCAGAAGAAGCCACAGCAAAACGCCAAAAAATCCACAGGCAGCAGCCTTTTTCAGACCCCCCACCAATCGAAAAATGTCACTTTCGGTTGGCGGCATGTGACGTGTATGCTATATATAACCCACTGCCCCAGCATATCTCATGTGCCAATTTCACCCCCTTGTGTCGAAAATCGACCCACTAAAAGCAGTTTGTCATTTTTTTGTCATGCTGTAAGTTACTGACTATTAAACACTTACAGTGTTCAGTGTCGAAATGTCGATTTTTACTCTATACGTATAAGAAAAAGGTAGAGTATATATATAAATAATAGAGAGAGATAATAGGTGTGTCAGATATACCCACGCACGCGATATATACAAAATTTTTTATACATTTGCTTCCGCTAACTCACTGATATGGACACAAGAAATAATATCCCTCGTTCAGAAGATGCCAATAACTGCGGTCGCAGTAAGTGGGTTAGCCTTCTTCTGTTCGGGGTATCTTACAATATGACCAAAGAAGATAGAATCATTGAGAACATGACGGAGGCTCATCATTTGAATCTGGATAGACTGGAGGATAGGATGGAGAGCTATGTTGAATTAAAGGAGTTTGAGCTGAGTAAAGCTTGCACTGATAAAGACAGGAAAAAGATACAGGGTCGCATCGACAGATACCTTGATTGGTATGATGACATGGTTCAACAGATAGAGGACTCTTTTCAGGAGAGGTTGGAGAGACGGTTGAAGACTCGAAGAGAGAACATGAGAAACTGAAAACAATTACTACATTTGCTCAAACACTAATTAAATCAAAATGGACTACACACCAAAACAGTTAGCCTTCGGTGAGGACGGACGACAGCGACTCATTGACGGTATCAGAAAACTATCAGAGGCTGTCAAATCAACACTAGGCCCATCGGGTAATACTGTGCTTATTGAGTCACAGAGCCACACATCTGGAATGACTGTGACGAAGGACGGTGTGACAGTGGCCAAGTCTATTGACCTGATAGACCCTATTGAGAATCTTGCCGTGAGAATAATGAAGCAGGCGGCTGACAGGACAGCTACCAATGCAGGTGACGGGACTACTACTGCCATAGTATTGACCGAGGCGATCATCATGTCAGTGACACGACAGGTTGAGGCGTCTGAGGAGCCAGTTGCAATGGTTGACGTGATAAGGGAGCTAAATATGTTGGGCGATGAGGTAATAGAGCTGATCAGCAAGCTATCCAAGAAGGTCAGCAAGAGACGGCTACTTGACGTGGCGACAATCTCAGCCAACAACGACAGGGTGCTTGGTAAGATGATCGCTGACACGTACAATGATGTTGGTCTGAAGAACGGCATAGTTACAGTAGGTCGCTCTCAGACATCTGAGACATGGAGCGAGGTGATTGACGGCATGCGTATGGACAGGGGCTACTCCTCACCGATGTTCATCAACGACCAGAGGAGAGATGAGTGTGTGCTTGAGGACGTGCATGTCCTTGTGGCTGACATAGAGATATCCAACATCCTGACCCTTGAGAGCATACTTAAACCAGTCATCCAGCAGCAGAAGAAGCTGCTGATCATTGCACCGTGTTCAAAGAACGTGCTGAACACATTGGCAGCGAACGTTATCAAGAATGGTTTGAAGTTGTGTGTGGTTGACGCACCATCGTTCGGTTACCGTCAGCATGAGCTGATGCAGGACATAGCCTTCAAGTTCGGGGCTACCTACTTCAGCGAGAAGACAGGTGACGACCTGAGCATAGTTGAGATGAGAGACCTCGGACACGCAGATAAGGTTGTGGCGTCAAAGAACTCTACCATCATCATGCGTGAGAACAGCAAAGAGGACATCGAGGCTATTGAGGGGCGCATTGCCGAGCTGTGGGCGCAGCATGACGAAACAGAGAACAAGGGCGAGCGTGACTTCGTGCTTGAGCGTATTGCATCACTCTCAGGTGGGATTGGTGTGATACACGTTGGCGGAACGACTGACATGGAGCAAAAAGAGCGATTTGACAGGGTTGACGATGCAGTTTGCGCTGTTCGTGCAGCTCTGGCAGATGGAATCGTTGCAGGGGGCGGTGTGACGCTTGCATACCTGTCAAAAGCCGTGTCTGAAGCTGCCCCCGATGGTAGTGTGACTATAGCACAGAACGCTATGCTTGAGGCGATGTTGACCCCGATGCGACAGATAATGAAAAACGCTGGAATTACAAGCGGTGAATACTACTTGGGCTATGGCCCTCTTGGCAATAAACAGTATGGCGTTGGCATGAACGTAAAGACTGGTGAGGTGGGCGACATGCTGAGCATGGGCGTCATTGACCCAGCGAAGGTGACCAAGGAGGCGATAACAAACGCAATATCTGTCGCAGGGACGATACTCAGTACAAATGCAATAGTTACATTAGCACGCAGTTATGACGATGTTTAAGCCAATTAACAAATACATAGTTGTCCAGAAACTTGAGGAGGAGTTGAAGACCGAGTCAGGTCTCCTCCTCTCTCAGGAGGACGCTAACAATTTCAGATACGCCAAGGCGGAGGTTGTCAAGGTAGGGTCAAATGTTGACGTGATCAACGATGGCGACCTGATATACTACGACAAGAGTTCGGGGCACACGATGCTCATCGAGGACGAGCCCTACACAATCATCCTTGAGAGGGACGTTGTCGTAGTTCTTGATTGATCCGCTTCATCTGGTTCCGCAGAACCTTGTCTCTGTATCGCGGGTTGTCAAGCTTGAACAGGTCTCGGTGTTCTGAGAACGCCTCCTCGCCATTGAGCTTGCGGTATATTGACTTGATGATACCTATCGCTTGAACGGACAGGCAGTAAAGTGCCTTCTCACCGTTCTTCTGGTTACGCCACTTCACGATGTATCCTTGCTCACGCAGACGCTCGAACCACTTCGTGTCGAACGAGAATATCTGTTGGTACTCGTTGAACTGTGTCTTTGAGAACTTTCCCTCTGAGTAGAGGAACAGGAGCATCTCCAATTTTGGAACAGACAGACCATGCTTCAGGTATGCCCATTTTCGGACGACACGCCAATACTTCATGTAGTCGTCCCCATAAACTTTTGATTTCATAACTTTGTATTTCAATCAAAGATACGAGATATGATGAAAGGAAAGAGCAAACCATGCACCTCAAAGGTGAAGAAGGCTATGAAGCCTAAATCAAGCAAGAAAAAGAAGTACTGATATGAGAGACCTTGGCACACCACTCGCACCAACATTCGGTGACGGTAAAAAGAAGAAGAAGAAGAAGTCAGAAAGACTTATGGAGAGAAGCAAGAAGGTTCTTCATAAGGCCAATGTAGCACTTGACGAGGGTCGAATGAAAAAGGAGAAGCGACTTTTCGATAAGTCAGAGAGACTCAAGGCACGAGCCAAGAAGAAGGGATACTGATGCCTAATATTCCACAGGGCACAAAGTTTCACGGGGTAGACCCGTCAGTAGAGACCGTCAACAAGGGGTCGGCTACTGCTAACGCACTTCGCGATGCGTATACCATTGATGACATGGTAAACTACTTTGGCACGAAGGGATTATTTTCTCAGACAGAGGACGGCCCGACAGTAGCAAACACGACTGACGAGCTTACGATCATAGGGAACGGTGAGGGAAGCCTCAGCGTGCCAGCAAACGGATTCGCAGTCGGAAACACGTTCAGGGCATATATCGAGGGCGACCTATCCTCACTCAACAACGCTGAGCTTACGATCAACATCAGAGACAATGGGAACATACTCGCCACGACAGGGCCTATGGTTCTCGTGTCCACGTCAGGCAACTACTACTACCTTGATGTGAACTTCGTTGTAAGGCAGATTGGCGCAGCAGGCACTGCGCAATTGATGACATCTGGGATGTTCCAGTACACAAAGACATCGAACAACACCCCTGAGGTGATCGGATTCAACAACCTCAACAGCACGACTTTCAATACAACGACAGACAGCACATTGAACATAACAGCGCAGTGGAACACTGCTGATGCTGCAAACTCAATAGGCGCGCATATGCTAACACTTCAAAGGATATTCTGATGGCAGATAAAAGCAAGATGAAGTGTAACGTGGTTCGGTCAAGCGACCGAGCTGGCAAGAAGAGAATGGTAAAGGCGTGTTCGGGCGGCAAGGAGAAACTCATCCACTTCGGAGCGAAGGGGTACAAGTCGAATTATAGCGCAAAAGCAAGAAAAAGTTTTAGGTCAAGGCATAAATGCAATACAGCCAAAGACAAATTAACTGCAAGGTATTGGGCCTGTAAAGCATTATGGAGTCCGAGCAGTCCTAAAATCACAAAGAAATGAGTAGGATTTACGCGTATAAAACAACTTGCTTATTGAATAACAAGTTCTACTACGGAGTTCATACAGAGCATAGAAAAAGTGACGGATACATAGGTTGCGGAATTGTAAGTCAAGGCACAGCAGATGCATTGAAAAGAAGTGGGGTAAGGTCTTATTTTTTAGACTCAGTATTAAAATACGGTTATAAAAACTTCAAAAAAGAAGTTATTAAGGAGTTTGAAAATGTAGAAGATGCATACAGATGGGAGGCTGAACATGTAACAGAATCACTCTTAAAAGATAATAACTGTTTAAACACAAGGTTAGGTGGTTTTGGAGGCATAGTGCCAAGTTTACTGAAGAAAACAGTAATTATTGATTGCGAAACAAAAAAGAAAATACATTTTGAATCTCAATCTGAAGCGGCTCGATTTTTAGGCTTGAAAAATATAAGCGGAAAGGTAAGATTTAAAAATTGTAGATACGTAAGGGATGGATTTCAAGAGCCGATCTCTTTAAAAACCATTGACGGATTAATACATAAATTCGAAGACATATATTACGCATCAAGAAAGATTAATATTCCTGTAAACAGAATAAAAGAAGTATTAAGGGGCGAAAGAAACTCTTCTAACGGATATTTTTCAGAAGACTTTGACTTTTCAAAACCTAATTGGAGAGGAGCGAAGTCGTTTAAAAACAAAAATCATGAACAGA